ATGAACACTAAGTCTTACTTCTTTTTGTTCACCAGTTTCTTTGTTAATCACTGGGTAAGTCGCCATCGTCTCCCTCCTTTACTTTATTAAATCCAAATGGACCTGCTCCCTTTTCTTCTAGTGCTAGTTTCAAGGCAACACCACCAATTGCTTCCATAACTTTAATGACTTGCTCAGGTTTGGCATCCTCACCAAGTTCTTTGGCAACATACCAATACTTAGGCCAAAATGTTTGACCTGCCAATTCATAATCTTCCAACGTTAATAGTTTCATGACCACTCCAGTGCTTCAGCACAAATAGGTAATTGTTTTACAAATACATCGCGACATTGTTTAGCGATATCCATGTGTTCTTTCTGTGTTCCATGAGCAGAACGCAGATCGATATAATGCATCCACGAACGAACTGAGCCGCTCATGTAGATTTTTGTGGGAACTGCCAAAGGAAGCACAAATCTAGCACATTCCTTTGCCACACCGTGATCAAGCATAGTCTGATATAAATCCATACCAGAAGCAAAGTGTCTTTGGATAGCAATCTCAAACTCTTGCTTATGAAAAGCATCTAAATCATCAGTAGAATTCTGACGATTCTTTTTATCCTGACGACGTAAGTCTGGAAGAGGAATGCTTTCTGCTAGCATAGAACTATCAGCATACCGTTGAGAAAACTCCTGGAATGTGAACGATCTATGCCTCAGAATCTGAGCTGCGATTCCGCGATTCGTTTCAATCTCTAGTGTCATGAACGCTTGTTCAAATACAGACCAGTGATTATGTTTGATGCAATAACTAAGGAGTCCCGATACTTTCGGGTTGTCCTGATTGTTCGGGTTGCTCACCCTCGCTACGTACCCCATCATCTTCTCCGCTTCTGGAGTTATAGAGACTAGACGGACTGACCCATGTTGTTGCTTCATTCTTGAATCCTTTGCTCATCATTTCACGTTTTTTCTTGAGACCTAACTTCGCAGCACGTAACTGCAGTCGCATGTAATGGATCTCTTCATCAGTATACATCATCGGATTCTTATCCGCAAGCTTAATCGCTTTCTTTGCTACTTTAATTGTGTCTTTAAACCTCAATTGATTACCTCTTCTAAGTATTGAAGGAATGCTTCTTCAGCACCCTCGGTTGATTTATTGCCCTGGGATACCCAATGATGACAGAATTCATACAGATGCTTTCCTGTTTTTAATTTCAAATAGTGTTTCAATTTAATAAACACATCAGCACGAAGAAGCATACGTTCATCGCTGTATCTCCAATCAGATTCAATATCCATATATTTATGGGTAGTATCAACACATCATAGCACAAAAAAAGAGGGGTCGCAACCCCCCGTGATGATGTTATACTAAGATTCTCCTACAAATACGTTTACACAATGACTGACCTTCTCGACATTCGATTAAGCATTCATAGTATTCATTGATAGTTTCTAGTTCCTCTTGTGATTGTTTTACGGATGATTCAAAATTTCTCCACTCATGTAGTTGATTGAATGGTATTAAATTATGCATGATAAACCTCCTTGGTATAGAATAAAACTAAATCATAACTAAGAGTTATTTTTTACATCACTAATCCTCATTTCTATAACTAATTATAAGGGTTTCATAACATTTTAGCATCCGTAAATATGCTTAAAAATAAATAGGCACAAAATTTATAGGTCTGCTTTCTTTAAAAGCATTTTCTTTTCTATAGGACAAAATACTTTTGCAACAATATAATCTTTAACCTCATCATAGTCAAGAACATAATATTGAGATGATGTTTCTCCTTCATTTAATAACTTCATTATTCTATGCCTACCATCTACCATCCTATACTTATTATTGAATGGATTGACAGCATTTTTTAAAACAATTCCTGGGTATGATGGATCAGCGGCATGATACTTTGATGGTCTAGTAGGAGGACAACAAAAACAATTAGCACCAGTGTTATGGGGGTGATGATGTTTTCCTTTCCAAGCAATATCGCATAGATCTATAGTCTCTAACCTAGAATCTGTAAGTAAATGAAGAATATCTCTTAAGTAAAGTCTGCATTCATAATGCAACTTACCATCGGATCTTGGAAACTCCCAGTTTCCCCACAGATTATCGTGTCGAGAAACATGATATTGTCTTTCTGAAATTTCAGACCATTCCATAAAAATTTTAGATAAAAAAAAGAAGGGTGTTAACCCTTCGTCTACAAGTTTACAAGTAACTCACTTACTGTAGGTGCGACCACGATAACAGAATGTGCCGTGGGGTTCCTTTAATTCGACACAACGTGTAGTATACTCAACACCACGATATGAAGTGTGTGTAATCTGTGCGTCGTGAAGAGCAGATACTTTATTGATCTGCTTTCTGATGATGTTTAGTGTGTTCATTTGTCAGTCTCCTGAAGTTAGGGTTTTTAATCCCCGTTCCTTCAGTCGTGTGCGTCCCAGAAACACTCAGGGGTAGATTCCTTTACGGTCTCTATCAACTCTACCTTAAAAGCATTTGAGATATTCTCATTTGCTTTCATCTTAAGCATGATTGTATCAGCTTGTTGGCAGGTGAGTGATGAATAGAATAATAGTTCTAACATGGGATGAACGGCTCCGTTCCGCGACTTACTTGCGTCCTCCTTGCGGGGGATGAACGTATGGTAATTATACCATACTTTATTTATGGTAGCAAGTCAACTTCCAGCAAGATAAAATGCATCTCCTCTCGCATGACAAACTCTCTTGACCTGTGCGTCATAGACAGGAATTGTTCCAGCACCAGTGATTAAATTCTTAGCAAAATCAAATGCTTCTCTAAATCTATTAAACTTATACACATCGTCATAAGTTTTAGCAGATACAAGAACACCGTCCTTTCTCCATGTCTTCATTGTATGCCAGACTGTAGGTTCAGATAGTTTGCGGTAAAAAATACACCAATTACCCTTTTGATTTGCACTCATTTGCTTTTCTTGTTAGGATTTTGCCAGAGTTTAGGATTAGCTCTACCCTCTGTTTGTTTCATACTAATCACACTATGATACTTATCCCAGTAGTAATCAAATATTTCTGATTGCTTGGCAGATATAACAATGTCATGTTGAACACCACCTTCAGTATTATATTCAATAATATAAGCAGTGCATGGTAGTGATGTATCCTCTGCTAATTTAGGATCACAATTTTCATTAAGTAAATTCAAGAGCGACCTCCCCATTGAATCTGAGGATATGCTTCCTCCACACACTGCTTAGTGATCTTCCAACGCTTTCCAATCTGCCTATCTTTCATTAGACACAACACCTCTGCTTCTCCTTGGTGGAGACCTTCAAGGAGTTGAATGAATAAGGTTTCGCGACGATTTTGAGATACGTTCGCTCCACCTTTAAAGAAGAGATAGAGTTTACGATACTCGTGGACAAGTTTCGTATGCTCTGTATCTTCAGGTGCTTCATTCTTTTCATACGGAACATCACCTTTTGGAAGCATAGAGATAATGCTCTCATCAAAGTTGGCAATTAGAATTTGCCTGAGTGCTGGAGAGTTATGCTCCACCAAAAGTTTAATTTTTTGTGCCTTAGTTTTAGCGTTGCTTATTTTTTGCAGCACTTCATTCAGTAATAATTGCATGACCTAATTAATATCATAAGTGTATTTATTCTTCTTCAAATTCTTCTTCATCCACAAAGCGGACTGATAGAAGTTCTTCGTTGATCCATTGACCGTCTCCGTCTAACATTTCTGGATGGATGTTGTCTTCCTGCATACGATACATGTATTCATGGAGTTTTTCGTTTGCTGTCCACCCAGCAATCACACCAACACATAAAAATATAAAGGAAACAGTTGCTGAGAAATAAACAATGGTTGCTTGCGTCATTGGTTCAACTCCAATTTAAGTTTGCTTGCTGTCCCACAAAAGTTCAAAGTTGAAATAGACTCTTCGCTTTAGTAGGGTAAAAAACCTAGTGATAGCGATACCTTTTGATGGGGGTTTCGCTTCTTCCTTTTCTGCCTTCGCCCCCCGAAGCATTAGTTCTATGCCTTTATTTATTTTAAGATCTTTCACTTTTTTGGTGCAGACACTAATCCATTTTTCATTAAGAATTTAGCAGTCTCTACTAAACCACCAATTTCTTTTCCATCTATAATAACATAAGGAAAAGAACCTGCGTCAGGATAATCGACACGAACTTCGTCTCCACTAGTACATACCTGTTCATCATAGTCAGTGATGTTTGCACGTTCAAATAATTCTTTTAACTTAGTGCAGTAAGAACACCCTGCTGTAGAATAAACTTTAATCTTCATTGTACTTTTCCAATAACCCAAG